CCAATCCCAAGGGCAATCCCTTGAGGCCAATGTCATCCAGAATGCTGGACTTCTTCTCCACCTCTACCGAAGTGGAACCGCCTTCCTGATAACGCTTCATTTTGCGATTCATACGAATCTCCCTCGCGTCTTACCACGTTGAGCAATGCCATCTAAACGACTAGAAACGAAGGATTTCACCGCTCCGCCACGTTTCATACCATCAACTTCTTTGGCTTCGCGTGCTGCCTTCAAAAAGGCTATGCGCTGTTCTTTTTCTGGCATATTCAAAACGCGCTTGCCGACATCGTACCGCCGTTTTGCGAGTTTGAGTCCTTTTGCTGCCGCCGAAGCACCACGAGCAGCGGGAACAGCCGACGCCACCGCTGCCATTGATTTCAAAGCGCGATCAGTGCTCTCTTGATCAATATCTACCGCGCCACGAGCAATTCCGCGCTGCTCTTTAAAGTCAGTTGCGCGATCACCGGGCAAACCGGGATTGGATCGACGCTTGCTCAACTCAGATTTAGCCTCTTCTCGCATACGAGCCGACGGCTCACCAGACTCATACTCTTGGAGAAATTCCATCGGGCTAATTTTGCGCGGCGAAGTATCACGAGTAACTGTCTTAGTACGCTTTGTTACCGGCATATCACTTTGACGCCCCGGCTTCGGGTTCTCTTCGTACCCAACTCCGCCGCCTTCCTGATAACGCTTCATCCTTTTCATGTTAGCCCCTCGTCAGGCCGCGCACCGCGCAACCATCAATGCGACCACCCATGGCTTTCTTCTCAGGCTTGGCCATGCCAGCCTCAGAGAGCGCAATGGCAATCGCCTGCTTGCGATTCTTCACCACAGGACCTTTCTTTCCAGAATGGAGAGTTCCTTCTTTGAACTCTCGCATCACCTTGCGAACCTTACCCGGCTTTTCAATCTGCTGGGACATGTTTGCTCGTGACATAGCCATATTACTTGCCCTTTTTAAAACCCTTCAGGGTCTGAGCCAAACGGGCACGTTGGCCCATCACACCGGATTTCTTGGCTGCTTTAGCCAACTTACCGGCAGGAATTTTCTCTCCAGACTTCACGCCGAGAGATTTTTTTAAAGCACCGGGCTTACCGATGGCTTCCTGAATCCACTTCTTTGCAGCCATGTCATTTACCTCGCTGTCTAAACGGTCTTACTTTTTTCGCGATGCCTTTCGGCTGCGCGACGAACTGCTTGCCTTGGGCTTTTCCGGCTCGTTTGGCTGCGGTGGTTCTGGCGTATTCCGCTGAGGAAAGAGACTTGATCGCAGCCTCTGGAAGATATCTTTCGCCCGTTTGACTAGATGGTTTACCACTTTTCGTCCGCCATTTTTGGTTTGTCCAAGCCTTCAGGGATTGCTGCGAGGCTTTCATCGGCTGGCCTTGACGACATCGTCGCCCTTGGTGACCGTGACATGATCGCCTTCAACATCGACCCGCATCGGCATTTCTTTCCGATCCAGTCGATCCAGTTTGGCAATGAGTTCTTTGATGACCGCGTACTCGGGCTTCTCTTCTTTCTCAACGGTTCCCGCGATCCCATTCAACATGGAGATCAGCGCCGTCAACGAAGCGCCAAGCAATCCCATCACTGCCGCGATCTTGTCGTTATCCAAGAACAAACTGGATACCACGCCAATGACCACAATGGCCGTGATGTACTTGAGACCATCTTTGCCAATAGCCTTTCCTGCCACCGTTTTGGCAGAGGCTTTGGCTTCCAGCCGATTCAGTTCGGCTTGGACCTGAGCCTTGAATAATTCGAGATCAGTCGCGGTATCCATTTCCATAACTTCCAAATGCATTTAAATATTCAATTGCATTTTTTAACACTTCTGGACTGTCTTTAAACATCCCTAGTGCGCGATTACATTGTTTGCAGAGAACTCCCCTGAACTCTCCTGTTTCATGATTGTGGTCTATTGCGCTATCGATCAATTCAATTTCAATCTTGCATATCGCACAGCATTCTTCTTGCCGGTCGTATGTACTGATTAGTTGTTCCGGGGTAATTCCTCTACGAGCGCACCTCTTGGCTAAAGTCCAACTATCTTTATTTCGATATTCTCTGACACGATCAGGATTATCTAAAACCCATCGCCTATGTTCTATGTAAAGACAACTATTGCACCTGCTTTTTAACAGGTGCTGCATCGCTCCGCCTCTACTGCGAAACGCCGTGAGGGGTTTCTGCTCCCCGCACATGGTGCATACTTTAGTCTCTGTATCCACCGCCAGCAGCCTTATATTTTTTAGCAAGTAACTGACTTTTCCTTGCGCTCCACTGACCAGCCTTGGTTCCCTGTACAGCAGCGCCTTTGATCTGGTTAAACAATGCTTTACGCATCTCAGGCTTGGTGTAGTTACCAGCCGCATTAACTTTACTTTTAGCCTTGGCCACGGCGCTCTCCTGCAATGACGTTAGTCGCGATACGATCTATCTTTTGTTCCAGACGATCCAATCGATCCATCAAAGCCTGATTGTCCGCACGAACCTCAGCACGGGTGACATGGTCTCTAGCCACCTCTTCTCGGGTCTTGTTGAGAAGAATGCCAAGACGCTGAAGTTCAGCGAACTTTTCCTTCACAACCCACCCCAAGACTGCGACGATGAACGTCAGCACCACATTCCAAATCATCATTTCCATGGGCTAACAGTTCCATGCTCTGAGTGATTTGTTGATACGCGAGTTCGGGTCATTCGCGGTTTTCTTGCTGGTCAGTTTCTTTTTCATGCCCTTCATTCGGGCGCAAAAAGAATCTCGCCGTGGGCCACCTTCAGGCTGTGGCGGTTTCAGTCCGGGCTTGCCGGGATTGGCTCGGTTGTAAGAAGCCCGACCTGCGGCGTTTAATCCACCTTTCGGGTTCTTGCCTTCCTTACGCTGCCACGCAGGACTCTTCGCCATACATCACCCGCAAATGACGGTGACCGAAATCACGCTGCTGGTTGAAAGAATGGCAAAGTCCGTGCTACCGCTACCACTCTTGGTGGTCAGGATTCCTTCGCCCGGAATGACCATGTCCTGAGACACCACACCGCTCGGGGTTGCCATCGTCAACAAAACCTTATTGCTTGGTTTGGCGATGAAATTGACCGATCCCGTTGCACCGTTGGTGACGAAGTACACGCCCTTGATGCGGGTTCTCGGGAACGCCAGATCACCGCCGTAACCAAGTTTGATGTTCCCAGTCGAAGTGGCGCTGATCGCAACCGAGTTGATTCGGGTGTAGTAGTTGGTGGAATACACCACTCCCGCACTCGGGCCAGTCACTACCTCAGTCACCACACCGTCGTAGCCGACCGCACCCACCTTCACACCTGAAACGGTAAAGGTCTTGTTTGCGTCAGCGCCGCTCGAAGTGATGGAAAGTTGGTAGCCTGTGCCGTTTAAACCAACATCGTTGGCCAACAGGCTCAGGGTGCCGCTGGCTGTTCCAGAGGCGAAGAAGTAGTCGTCGTCAGATCCGGGCGTTACTGCCCATACATCGTATTGCATGCTTGATCTCCATGAGGTTAAGGGGGCTTACGCCCCCCTGAAAATCTTACGGAGTCAGGCTGCTGTACAGCGCGATGTACTTCGTGGTGGAACCGATCTTGACCGGGATTCGACCAACCTGATCCGCGACCGTGCCGGACACATTGCCGGTGGTCAGGGTCGTGGTGCCGATGACAAGGGTGGAAGCGGAAACTACGCCGCCAACAACGTCACCCTCAAAGCCATTTGCAGAGGCTACCGGTCCAGTGAAACTTGTTTTTGCCATTGAAATATCCTCACATGCGAGTTGTGCATACCAGTCTGCATGTCGTCAGTCGGGTCTGTCTGGTATGCGGATTTATCCCGATAAATACTTTATACACCTGCAGATTTAAACGTGCAATGAAAAAGGGGCTACAGGTTTTTTACGCCTGCAGCCCCAATTACCAGCCAGCCTCTCTAAGGCAACCTGACTATATCAGGTTGAACCCGGAGAGCCATAGATGCCGAGCGGGTCCGAGACACCGAACGAATAACGCTCGCGAGCCTTGTAACGGACGTTGCCCGTATCGAAGTCGCCATCCATGCCAGTCGTCATCGGCGTACGGACGAAGTGCTTCATGCCGTTCGGGATGTCGGTGACAATGAAGAAGGCGTTCGTGTCAGTCAGGTAATGATTGACCGCGTAGCCTTCCGGGATAGCGCCCATGTTCCGGATCGCGTTGATGTCGTTATCGGCGGTCGCCGTACGGAGAGTGGTCTCCATCAGGCGCTCGGCGACGAACATCAACTGAGACGGAACAATGAGACGGCGGGGACGAGCCGCAATGAGGAGTCCGCGCTCGTCCACGAAGTTCGCAATCGAAATGATCGCGTCTTCGAGCGAGGTCTCATTGAGGTCGGCACCCACAGTCGGGCGGTTGGCATTCGTGCCACCAGAGACAAGGGGGTGAGCCGTGCTGAACAGCGTCACACCGTCGCCTGACTGGAAGGTCGTGAAGCCATTGTTCAGGAGCGCAGCAGCCTTGACCTGCTTCGTGTTCGCCATACCACGGGCGAGAGCCTTGGTGTAACGAGCAGAGAGTTGGTCATAGAGGTTGTCCTCCATGGCCTCTTCCGTGATCGAGAAACCCATGGCAATCGTTTCATGGTTGTAACGAGCCGTGAACGCTTCCTGAGCGTTGTCATAG